CGGGCGGAGGCATAGCCCCCGGGGGTCGGCGCTGCCGCCCAGGTGCCGCCCAGGTGTGCCGGAATACGGTACGGGGTAGGGTATCGGGGTTGTTCGGGGCGCGAACGGACCCCCCCACCCCCAGCCCCGGTGGGGTCCGAGCGACGGGCGGTCAATGGTACGGACCCCCCGCAGCCGATTTTTTTTTGCAACGCTTTTGCTCGCCCCCAGACAAATTTTTTGCATTCAAAAATCTCGCACGCTTGGCGTAAACTCGCGACATCGCTACGCTCCAAAACATGTTCCGCGACCTCCCCATCACCGCCAGAGAGTTAAAAGCCACGCCCGCGATGCTGGAGCGCATTTACGAGGGCGCGAAACTGGGACTGCGCGGCGATTCGCTGGCGCTGGCTGCGGGAATGTTGCCGGTTGAGTTGGCGCGGCTGAAGCTGATGGACCCGATCGCAGAGATCGCGGAAATGAAGGGCCGGGCGGACAGCGAGATGACGATGTCGAAGACGTTGTACGAGGCCGCGGAAGCGGGTGATTCGAAGGCGGCGCTGGAGTTTCTGCGGCACAGGCACGACTGGGTAGCGAAGCAGCAGGTACAGGTAGACGTCGCGCAGTCGATCTCGATCACTGCGGCGCTGGAGATGGCCGAGAAGCGCGTAAAGGCTGCGGAAGTGATTGAGGATGCGGTAGAAATCCGGCCCCGGCTCGCGCCGCAGGCGCTGGCGGAAATGGGCCCGGTATAACCGAGGAATTGCGTGCAGACGACGAAATACACTCCGCAGGAGGAACAGGCGCTGATGAGTCGCCTGTGGAGCGCAAAGCTCCGCGACGACCCCGAAGCGTTTGTGATGTTTGTGTTTCCATGGGGCGAAAAAGGCACGCCGCTGGAAAAGCGCACCGGCCCGCGTAAATGGCAGCGGGATATTCTGCGGAAGATACGGGCGCACATCGAGGCAAACGGCACGCGAGATCTGTACGAGGTATTCCGCCTGGCGGTGGCCTCGGGGCGCGGGATCGGAAAGTCGGCGCTGGTGAGTTGGTTGGTGCTCTGGATGCTCTCGACGCGGATCGGGGCGAGCGTGATTGTCAGCGCGAACTCCGAAGCGCAGCTGCGCAGCGTGACCTGGGCCGAGATTACGAAGTGGCTGGCGATGCTGATGAACTCGCACTGGTTTGAGATCAGTGCGACGCGCATCGTGCCGGCAAAGTGGCTCACCGAACTGGTGGAGCGCGACCTCAAAAAAGGTACGCGTTACTGGGGCGCGGAGGGTAAGCTCTGGAGCGAAGAAAACCCCGACGCTTACGCTGGCGCGCACAACGACGACGGCATGATGGTCGTGTTTGACGAAGCCAGTGGTATTCCCGACAGTATCTGGAGCGTGGCAGCCGGGTTTTTCACCGAGAACACGCCGCACAGATTCTGGTGTGCGTTCAGCAACCCGCGCCGAAATTCGGGGTATTTTTTCGAGTGTTTTAACGCCAAGCGGAACTTCTGGAGCACCCAAAACATCGACGCCAGAACGGTGGAGGACACCGATAAAGGCGTGTACCAGGCGATTATTGACGAGTACGGCGAAGATTCGCCGCAGGCAATGGTCGAGGTATACGGCGAGTTTCCCGGCGCGGATGAATATCAGTTCATCCCGCTGGGGCTGGTGGAAGAAGCCGCGAAGCGCATGCCGATGCGCGACCCGGATGCGCCTGTGGTGCTGGGGGTGGACCCCGCGCGATACGGCGCGGACGCGACGATTATTGTGGCGCGTCGGGGGCGGGATGTGCTGGAGATTCGGCGGTTCCGGGGCGATGACACGATGACGGTGGTGGGGCACGTCATTGAGGCGATCGAGGATTTTCGGCCGGTGCTGACGGTGATCGACGAGGGCGGCCTGGGCGCGGGCGTGCTGGACAGACTGCTGGAGCAGCGGTATAAGGTGCGCGGCGTGAATTTTGGCTGGAAGGCAAAGGATCAGAAGGCGTACCAGAACAAGCGGGCTGAGATGTGGGGTGCGATGAAGCAGTGGCTGCGCACGGGGTCGATCAAGGACGACAGGAACCTGAAGAAAGACCTGTGCGGCCCGCGCACGAAGCCGAACTCGTCTGGTGCGATTGCGCTGGAGACGAAAGAGCAGATGAAAAACAGGGGCCTGGCCTCGCCCGACGCTGCTGACGCACTGGCGGTAACGTTTGCGTTCCCGGTAGCGCACAGGGAGTACAATCCCCGCAGCCAGCACCGGGTGGTCACGACGCATGGTGGCGCTATGCAGTCGGCCGGGTGGATGGCGCACTGAGGGTCTGTTATGGCGAAGTCGGTGTCTCTGAGCGTTGGTCGAGGCGAAAAGCTGCCCACGAAGCAGGGCGCTGGCCTGACGGCCAAGGGCCGCGAAAAGTACAACCGCGAAACGGGGTCGAATCTGAAGGCTCCGGCGCCGAACCCGAAGACTGAGGCTGACGCAGCGCGGAAGAAATCGTTCTGCGCCCGAATGGGATCGGTTGCGGCAAACGCCAAAGACGGCGAGCGCGCCAAAGCCGCGCTGAAGCGCTGGAAATGCTGAATGCGAGGTAAAAATGGCCACGAAACCCGGTCTCTACGCCAATATCCACGCCAAACGCGAGCGCATTGCTGCCGGCAGCGGCGAAAAGATGCGCAAACCCGGCTCACCTGGCGCGCCTACGGCAAAAGCGTTCCGCGAGTCGGCCAAAACGGCCAAACCGAAGGGGAAATGACATGCCCCGCAACGCGCTAACGCCAAAGGCTCAAAATGCTTTGGTTCGACAATCAGACGAAACGTTTGATTTGTTGCAACGCGCGGCGCAATTTCCTCAATACGGCGAATTGGTGGATTATTTGTCGGCAAGACGAATGATGCCGCCAATAAAAACTCAAGTATTTTACCCTTATAAAGGAGAATTTGAGCAAAATCCTTTGATTGGCGGGCCGTTGCCAAAAACAGGAAAAATTACAATTCGGTCTGGTCAAGGGCCGTCAACAGTGCTACATGAGTTAACTCATGCCGCTGACGCTCAAATGTACAATCAATACTACGAGATAAAAAACCAAGAAAAACAAGGCACAAAATTGACGCCAGCGCAAAAGCAATTTGTAGACGCATTTGAAAAACTTGTTTACAAAGAATCTGGAATTATTGGCTGGCGTCTGTATGAATATAACAGACGAAAAACTGCTGAAAAAATTGCGCCAGATTGGGTCAATCAAAATAAAGGCTATCGCTCTTCTTCAGATGAATTGCCTGCGTTTGGCATGGGCAGCACTGTTGACAACACAAAAAATCGGCCCGACGCCCCGCCGCACGTTGACCCAACGTACGCCACCGAATTTTCTGTTCTAATGGATCTGGCGCGCCGCGCGCAGCCTGTCATCCCTGGGAGGTAACATGCCGCTGGTGAAATCCGCGTCCAAAGAAGCGTTTCGCAAGAACGTGAAGACCGAAATGGCGCACGGCAAACCGCAGAAGCAGGCGGTGGCCATCGCGTACAACACGCAACGTGCCGCAAAGGCGCCTGCGAAGGGCAAGAGATAACATGGCACGGGATGACGGCATCGGCGGCGCGGAGCGCGTTGCCAACGGCGGATCGGACCGCTCTGAACTGCTGGCAGAAATGCGGTCGCGGATGCAGTCCGCTCAGTCTGCGTTTTCGCTCACGCGGCAGGCTGAGTTGGATGATCTGCGGTTCATGGCCGGCAGCCCCGACAACAACTGGCAGTGGCCGCAGGACGTGCTGGCCACGCGCGGTAGCGTGCAGGGCCAGACGGTAAACGCCAGGCCGTGCCTGACGATCAACAAACTGCCGCAGCACGTTCGCAACGTCACCAACGAGCAGCGCCAAAACCGCCCTAGCGGCAAGGTCATCCCTGCCGACGACCGCGCCGACCCCGAGGTTGCCGAGATTTTCGACGGCATCGTGCGGCACATCGAGTACATGTCTGACGCCGACGTGGCGTACGACACGGCTTGCGACAATCAGGTCACGTTTGGCGAGGGGTATATCCGCCTGCTGACGGAGTACTGCGACGAGGACACGTTCGATCAGGACATCCGCATCGGCCGCATCCGCAACGCGTTTAGCGTGTACATGGACCCGATGATCCAAGACCCCTGCGGGTCGGATGCGCGGTACTGCTTTATCACGCAGGACATCACGATCAGCGAGTTTGAGCGGATGTTCCCGGATGCTACGCCGATTACCACGCTGCGCACGCAAGGCGTGGGCGATGCGTCGATGGGGTACTGGCTGAACGAAGACGTCATTCGGATCGCGGAGTATTTCTACGTCGACGAGGTCAAGGCCACGCTGAACCTCTATCCTGGCGGCATGACGGCATTCAAGGGGTCGTTTGAGGCCCGCCAGATGGAAGCGATGGGCATGGAGCCGCTGCGCACGCGCGAGTCGTCCAAGCGCGTGGTGAAGTGGATGAAAACCAACGGTTTCGAGGTTCTGGAGGAGCGGGACTGGGTTGGGAAATACATCCCGGTGGTGCGCGTGGTAGGCAACGAGTTTGAGGTGGACGGGGAAATCCACATCTCGGGCCTAGTGCGCAACGCCAAGGACGCCCAGCGCATGTACAACTACTGGGTGTCGCAGGAAGCCGAAATGCTTGCGCTGGCCCCCAAGGCGCCGTTCATCGGGTACGGCGGGCAATTCGAGGGCTACGAGCACCAGTGGAAGACGGCGAACACGCAGAACTGGCCGTATCTGGAGGTAAACCCTGATGCCACAGATGGAGCCGGAAACTCTTTCCCGCTTCCTCAGCGAGCGCAGCCGCCGATGGCGCAGCAAGGGCTTATCGCCGCCAAGATGGGCGCCTCAGACGACATCAAGGCAACCACGGGCCAATACGATCCATCCCTCGGCGCGACTTCCAACGAACGATCGGGCCGCGCTATTCTGGCTCGTCAGGCTCAGAGCGATACCGGAACCTACCATTATGTGGATAACCTGGCTCGGGCCATCCGCCATGTGACGCGCCAGATCATCGACATGATCCCGAAGATCTACGACACGCAGCGCATCGCGCGGATCATCGGCATGGACGGCCAGACGTCGATGGCCAAGATCAACCCGATGCAGCCCGAGCCGGTGCGCGAGTTGAAGGATCAGAACGGCATCACCATCGAGAAGATTTACAACCCAGGGGTCGGCAAATACGACGTCGTGGTGACTACCGGCCCGTCGTACCTGACGAAGCGGCAGGAAGCGATGGACGCCATGTCGCAGATCCTGCAAGGCTCGCCGCAGCTGTGGGCTGTGGCCGGCGACCTGTTCGTCAAGAACATGGACTGGCCTGGCGCGGAAGAACTGGCTGAGCGCCTGCGCAAAACCATCGATCCGAAGCTGCTACAGGATCAGGACGACCCGGCGCTGCAGGCTGCGAACCAGCAGATTCAGGTGCTGACGCAAGAGATGCAGGCCATGCAGCAGATGCTGCAGAACGTCCAGCAGTCGATGGAAGCGCAGAAGATGCGCGTAGACGTGTTCAAGGCCGAGGCTGACGCCGAGATTAAAGCGTACGAGGCCGAAACGCGCCGCTTGCAGGCTGTGCAGACCGGCATGACGCCGGAACAGGTGCAAGAGATTATCATGCAGACCATGCGCGACATCGCCACCGTGGGTGACATGTCAATCGCCATGCAGGGCCAGATGCCTACGGCCGCACCGCAAGGAATGCCAGTATGAGTTGCGAAAAGTTCATCGGCCAACTGTTCCTGTCGCGCGACGTCGCGCACAGCGTGCATCTGAACACGCGGTCGTACGCCAAGCACCAAGCGCTGGGCGCGTTCTACGACGAGATCATCGATCTGGCGGACAAGTTCGCCGAGGCGTATCAGGGCAAGTACGGCCTGATCGGCCCGATCGAACTGCAGTCGGCGGCCAAGACGAACAACGTGGTGGAGTTCCTTGAGGACATGGCGCAGACCATCATGGACGAGCGCTACGACGTCGTTGAGAAGGAATGCACGCCGCTGCAGAACATCCTCGACGAGATTCTGGCGCTGTTTTACAGCACCCTGTACAAGCTGAAATTCTTGGCGTAAGGAGCCCACTGTGGAACTGCTCAACCCCCTCGACGACGCAACGTTCACCGCACGCACGGCGTCTTACACCGGCACGGCCGGCAACACCGGCACCTGGCCCGCAGGCCCGCAAGGCGTGGTGGTGTGGTGTACCACTGCGGCGTACGTCCGCGTTGGCGAAAGCGCCACGGCTACCACTGCGGACACGCCGATCCCGCCCAACACGCCGATCCCGTTCAAGGTGCCCGGCGGCACCGGCGCACCTTGGCGCGTGAGCGCGATTCAGGTCACCGGCGGCGGCACCGTGTACGCCAAGCCCATCAACATCCAGTAACGAGGCGCTGCTATGCCGTTCTTTGGCGTTCCCATCCGCAACGGCCTGCCCATCGGCCTGGGGTCGGTAGCCGGGTTCGGCGTCCAGCAGTTTGACCCGTCCCAGTTGTTTGAAGGCGGCACCGTAGCCGGCGCTTGGTACGACCCCAGCGACCTGACCACGATGTTCACCACCTCTGACGGAACCACACCTGTGACGATGCCGGGGCAGGGAACCCCGGTGTCGGTGGGGCTGATGCTGGATAAGAGTCAGGGGTTGGTGCTGGGGTCGGAACTAGCCACTAACGCCGATTTTGCTACCAACGTCACTGGATGGACAGGCAGCAACGCAACTATTGCGTGGTCTGCCGGGTCAATGCAGGTTACGGATACTGTAGGAGTAGCTGGGTTTTCTGGATACCAAGCATTCAATGTAACCGCAGGCAAATGGTACAAACTTGAAACAAAAGGCAGAGTTGTTTTTGGTACGTCTACTGTTTTTCAAATTGCATTACGCGATACGGCAGATGCTTCAACATCTGCTTTC